TGAACCCACCGACTTTATCGAGATTATTTTACATTAATCCCCAAAAACTATAAATACCATTGGGGATATATAGAGTATTGCACTAAGACAAAAAGTGCGGCATAGCAACTTAAAAAATCACGGAGCCAAAAGATGTTGAAACAATCAATATGGGACTGGTACAACCAGAATAAAAAAACGTAAAAGCCGTAAGCGTTGTATGCAACTGTAACGCCGGAACAATAACCCTGAAATATAAAAGCGGGTTCTCATGGGAACTTCGGGCCGAAGATTTCCCCATGAGAAACGGGGAGTACGGGCAGGATGCTATACCTGGACCGTCACATAAGAGATTACTTGAAGGGGGCAACCCCCACAAATCTTTTGTGAGGGATGGACAGGGGGTTGAAGCGTGATAGATGTCTGTATAAAATGTGGAGTTAAAGCCCGCGTTCATTACGCGGCAGGTTTCGATGTTTGGACATGCCCGAAATGCGGAGCAAGTGCAGACAGCAGGAATTTTTATGATTTATTCAAGGAAGTCGAAGAAGCCGAGCTAAAATAGTCAAAAAGGATTATGACCGCATAAGAAAGCATACAAAGAGAGTGCGCCTGTCCTGGAATGAACAAGAACTGATGCCAATTGCAGAAAAAATAGAAGCGAAAGGGTATGATGTTACGATTTGGGTCGAGCCGTAATCACTGCCCCACTACTCCCCAACGGTTTCCCTTTTTATCACTGATCATAATTATACGGCCCCCCGGCTGCGCATCCGGTGCAAGTTTTAATAAATAATATTTTCTAGAATGCGCAGGGTAAATTAAACACCGTTCGCCAACACTTGGAACTTTGAACGGATAGAATATATATTTGTATTTTCCACCATCTGAGGGCAGAACAAGCCCCCAATCTCCTGGTTTTACC